TTTATTAATAAATTTTATGATGAGTGCAAATATGCAGCAGCCGTTTATACCACTCATGGGCATACATCTGAAGCACCGAGAGTCCGTATCATTATCCCTATGACTCGTGATGTTACCTCAGACGAGTATGTGGCAATTGCGAGATATTTTGCACAAGAATGGGGCATCGATCAGTTTGATGAATGTTCATACCGTCCACATCAACTGATGTATTGGCCGACCACCCCGTCAAATGGAGAATATATCTTCAAGCGTATCGATGGAGAATGGCTTGACCCGGATATTTTCCTTGCGGCTCATCCTGATTGGAAAGACTGCTCACTTCTACCTACCTCATCCCGTGAAAGCGTTGTAAAAAACTATGATGGGAAGAAGCAGGAGGACCCACTCACTAAGGAAGGTGTAGTTGGGGCTTTCTGCCGTGCTTATTCTATTACGGATGCTATAGATACATTTCTCTCGGATGTATATGCAACAACAGAAATACCAAATCGCTATGACTTTATGGATTCAGATTCTATGCCGGGTGTGCAGATTTACGATGATAAATTTTCCTACAGTCACCATGCATCAGACCCTGCTTGCGGTCAGCTCTTGAATGCCTTTGACCTTGTGAGGCTTCATAAGTTTGGAAATGATGATGAGAAAAAATCGTTCAAGGCAATGTGCGAGTTTGCAATGAATGATGATAAGGTCAAGCTGCTTATTACAAATGAGAGACTTGCAGAAGCTGAAGAGGATTTTTTTGCAAGTGGTGATGACTGGAAAACAAGGCTTAAATATCAGCCTCGGAGTCAAGTGTTAGAGAATAGCGTGTACAACTTAAACCTCATTCTTAATAATGATCCGGATTTTGCGAATTTTGCATATAACGAACTTGCAAATCGCATTCAGGTCACAGGCCCACTTCCATGGGAAAGACCAGATGCAAACCGATTTTGGAGAGATGCTGATACGGCACAACTTAAGTCTATTATGGATATTCGATACCTTCCGTTCTCAAGCAGAAACCATGATGTGGCATTTACCAAGGTTGCTGATGATAGAAGTTTCCATCCTATAAGGGACTACCTTGATTCCCTTCCTGCATGGGACGGAGTAAAGCGTGTAGAGGATGTCTTTATAAGATATTTGAAAGCTGATGATACAGAATATATCCGCACAGTCACCAGAAAGACTTTTGCTGCAGCTGTTGCTCGTATATATGTTCCTGGAATTAAGTTTGACTGCGTTCCAGTGCTCGATGGCGATCAGGGTATTGGCAAAAGTACAATTGTTAAAGACCTAGTGACAGCAGATTACTATTCTGAAACTCTATCACTAACAGATATGGATGATAAGTCGGGTGCTGAAAAACTGCAGGGGTTCTGGGTGGTTGAAATAGGCGAGCTTGCCGGTATGAGGAAAGCCGACATCGAAAAGGTTAAGGCATTTCTCTCAACCTCAGATGATAAATACAGACCCTCCTATGGGAAAGTAGTCGAAAGCCATCCAAGACAGTGCATCGTCATTGCAACGGTTAACGGAGAGCGTGGATATCTGCGTGACATTACAGGTAACCGCCGTTTTTGGATTATCAAGGTACATCAGAAAAAGCAGAAGAAGACTTGGAATTTCACAGAGGAGTACAGACAACAATTCTGGGCAGAAGCAAAAGAAATATGGAAGTCCGGAGAAAAGTTATATCTTGAGGGTGATGTTTTAGAGGAGGCTGAAAAAGCACAGAAAGGTGCAATGGAGGCTGATGAGCGTGTTGGTATGGTCGAAGAGTATCTTAATACCAGGCTGCCCGATGATTGGGACAGTATGGATTTATACGCTCGTAGAAATTACTTAAGCGGTAGCGAGTTTGGAAATCCGGTGCATACCGGGAGTATTGTCCGTACCGAGGTGAGCAACGCAGAAATATGGTGCGAATGTTTTGGAAAAAGCCTGCAAGAGCTTAAGGCATCAGACAGCTACAGTATTGCAGCAATGATGTCTCAGATTCCCGGATGGGAGCGAACCACTAATATCAAGCGTCAGCCCATTTACGGCAGACAGCGATTGTATCACTACGGAGGATAAGAAACACAAGAATGCGTCACAACACAACTATTTCCCTTATATTCAAAATGCTTTTTTATAAAACGAGATAGTAAATACATGTGAGCGAACACGCGCGTAAGTAAATATAAGGAAATGGTTGTGATTTTGTGTCCTTGTGTCAGATGGGAGGTAAATGGTGACAGAAAAATATATAGAACAAAAACTGATAGCAGCAGTTAAAAATATGGGAGGCATTGCTCCGAAGTTTGTAAGTCCTGGCTTTAATGGTATGCCAGACCGAATTGTCTTACTTCCTATGGGAAGAATCGCATTTGTTGAACTAAAAGCACCGGGCAAAATGATGCGTCCTCTGCAAGTAAGACGAAAAAGGCAACTGGAAGCGTTAGGATTTTTAGTTTACTGCATTGATGGTGTAGAGCAGATAGATGAAGTGCTACGAGAGATGGGAGGTGATGCCGAATGAAGTTCATACCACATGATTATCAGCAGTATGCAATTGATTTTATCGAGAGCAAGCCAATTTCTGCAATATTCCTTGATATGGGCTTAGGTTAGGAAAAACAGCAATCACCCTTACTGCATTGTTTGACCTATGTCTTGATAAATTTGAAATAAGAAAGGTTCTTGTAATTGCGCCATTAAGAGTTGCATCTCAAACATGGGCAGCTGAAATAAAAAAATGGGATCACCTCAAAGGCTTATCTTACTCTGTGGCTATAGGAACGGAAAAAGATAGAATCAATGCTCTTATGAAAAGAGCCACCCTTTATATCATCAACCGTGAAAACGTAGACTGGCTTGTAAACAAGAGTGGTATCCCCTTTGACTTCGATATGCTTGTCATTGATGAGTTATCCTCTTTTAAATCCTATAGTGCAAAGCGATTCAAAAGCCTTCTAAAAGTAAGACCATCTGTAAAAAGGATTGTAGGTCTAACGGGTACACCTTCAAGTAACGGACTTATGGATTTATGGGCAGAGTTTCGTGTCCTTGATTTAGGTCAAAGGCTTGGAAGGTACATAACCCACTACCGTAGTGCCTACTTTATACCGGATAAGCGTAATGCTGAGATTATATTTTCATATAAACCACAGCCGGGTGCTGAAGATAGGATATACAGCAAAATATCAGATATTACGATTTCCATGAAGTCTGCGGATTACCTCAAAATGCCTGAATGCGTCATAAATGAAGTGCCTGTGTATCTAAGCGAAAAGGAATGGAGCATTTATTCTGATTTCCGAGATGAGATGGTAGCAAATTTAGGTGATGAGGAAATTGATGCAGTAAATGCGGCAGTGCTTTCCGGCAAACTCCTGCAGATGGCAAACGGTGCTGTCTATGATGATAAAAATAAGGCACACCTTATACATGATAGAAAACTTGATGCCCTGGAGGACTTGATTGAAGGAGCAAATGGTAAACCGGTGCTTGTGGCCTACTGGTATAAGCATGACTTGGAGCGTATTCAGAAGAGGTTTCCTGCTAGGCAGATAAAGACATCGAAAGATATTGAAGATTGGAATAACGGCGATATCCCAATAGCCGCTATTCATCCAGCGAGTGCAGGACACGGACTAAATCTTCAAAGTGGTGGTTCTACCCTCATATGGTTTGGGCTTACCTGGTCTTTGGAGTTGTATCAGCAAACCAATGCCCGCCTTTACAGGCAAGGACAAAATAAAACAGTAGTGATTCACCATATAGTTGCTAAAGATACCATAGATGAAGATGTTATGACTGCACTTACAAGAAAAGAAAAAACACAATCCTCTTTAATTGATGCTGTAAAGGCAAAAATGGAGGTGGTGCGATGACCGACCCTTATGAGCAACTTGCAAATGCCATTATCCTGCAAGCTGTTAAGGATTATAGGGATGCACTGAAGAAAATGAAAAAGCGTCCCCGCTATGATCCTGCGAAGGACATGATAGATGAGGTGGAGAGGTTCTTCCACACTGATTGGTATAGAGAACTTACCTCTGTTGATGGGAATTTCCTAATTGAAAAATTAAGATCGGAGGTAAGAAGAGCATGAAAGTTAAGGAATATTTACACCAAGCTTATAGGCTTGATAAAAGAATACAATCTGACATCGAGGAAATGGAGTGCCTCAGAGAAATGGCAACAAGTGTATCATCACCAAGCTGGGATGAAAAGGTGCAAACTTCACGCAATACAGATGCCAAGTTTGTAAGATGCTTAGAGCGGATTATGGATTTGGAAAGGAAGATAAATGCCGAAGTGGATAACCTTGTAGCCCTCAAAGAACAGATAAGGTGTGTTATAAACGAGGTTGCAGACACGGATGAACGCATGGTCTTACGCTATCGGTATGTGCATAACTTCACCTGGGAACAAATCGGTGACGAACTCAACGCTGATAGAACAACGGTTTACAGGTGGCATAATGCAGCTCTTAACCATGTGACTCTTCCAGAAGATCCTATTAAAATATAGTTTGCACGTTTTGCATCACTTTGCAACAAGATACCACAGTTGCATTTGTGTTATTATATAATCAGCGAAATAGAATAGATTTTAAGCCTTGTGGGTTCGTCCTGCAGGGCTTTTTCTATGCCCAAAAGCGAGGTGAAATGATGCCCTACAAACCAAAACGTCCTTGTGCTTATCCCGGCTGCGGTCGGCTTGCAGAACGTGAGCAATACTGTGCCGAGCATCAAAAGGCAATGGACAAACATTACAATCAATACCAACGTGACCCTGCCACTAACAAAAGATATGGTCGTGCTTGGAAACGAATCCGTGACCGCTACATCAAATCTCATCCTCTTTGTGAGGAGTGTGAAAAAGAAGGAAGGCTCACTCCAGCTGAAGAGGTACACCACATTCTCCCTCTCTCTAAAGGCGGAGGTAATGAGAGGAGCAATCTCATGGCTCTTTGTAAATCCTGTCACTCTCGAATTACTGTCGAGAGCGGTGACCGGTGGGGGCGGTAAAATCTCTAAAACTTTTTAAAGCGGACAGCGGCGTGGGGCTTCGCGTGAGAAATCGCAGTTTCAAACGGCTAATATCCCCCACTGGACAAGGAGTGTGATGAATATGGCAAAAGACGGCACCAACAGAGGCGGTGCAAGAATCGGCTCAGGGCAAAAAAA